GCGTCAATTTCAATGGTCTCATTGGCAGACTTGCCCAGCTCCGCCGTCGCCTCGCGGATGATTCCCCAACGGTCGTCATCGAACAGTTCTTTCGAGTGCTCGATACCCAGACCATACTTCCGGTGAACGAAGGTGGAATGATACCCTTGCACGGGTTGATCCAGACGCACCTCACCGGTTTCGGAAATCTCCGTGAGCAGACCGACGCCGGAAACCGTCGTGAACTGCTCGATGCTGCGGTTGCTGTTCTCGATCTTGAACAGCCGCGAGTACAGCATCGGCTTCTGCCGAAAGTTCTGCCAAAGCACGGCATTGAGCGCCGGAAGCGCTTCCTCAAAGAAGAAATCAGTGTAATTCCCGCGAATGATCGCCATCGCTCATTCCTCCTAGACTCCGGCCACTCCCGGATTCATGCGGTGCTTGTTGAACATAATTTCCACGCGGCACCACGATCCGAACTCGTTGTCCGGAGTCTTAAGCAGGCCGAGCAACTTCACGTCGAGCGTCGCCGTCGTGTTGATCGTGCTCTCGTCAATCTCGTGACCCGAGATTTTCGTGAGAGCGTTGCCCGCGTTCAGCTCAAGATTCGCGTTGAGCCCCAGATCGGTCTCCGCAATCCCGTTCGTGTCATTATTGTCCTGACACTGGTAGATCGCGTCCGCGCTGGTCATCACAAGATGCCTGGTCTGTGTGGAAGCGGCGCCATAGTTCAAGCTTACGCCACTGTAGAGCGTCGAACCCGGAGTAATTCCCGTACTGGAAATCAGCCGGAAATTGCTGTCCAGGGCCACGGCATCCCACTGATAAATCGGGTAGGCCGTGCCAGACGCCTTAATGTACTCCTCAACCATCGGAACCCCGCCGGACAGCGTACGCATTAGCGGCTGCAGGCCGTGGGGGTTGTCGAAATTGGCCATAATTGATAACTCCTTCTCATTAACATTTCCCCCCTTTTTACTGTGAACACTCAGGGCCGGGGCGGGGTCTCCCGGTTATGGGGATGGCGGATCTTCGCGCAACTCCATGTCGCGACTTTCAATTACCGCGCGTCCGTGGTTCACCAATAACGCCTCACCCTTCAGGTTGCCCTCGCTGCGCTGCGGGTTGTAGACTTCCTGCAGTCGCGAGTTAGCCATCTCCTGATAGTGGCGGTTTCTGCGTTCGGCCTTTTCTTCTGGCATTTCGGCCAGCATGAGGCGGCCAAGCCTCACAGGGTCGCCCTTTTCATTGCGGACGATCTCATAACCGCGCGTGCCTGCGACATCGCAGACACTTGGACTTAAGAACTTCGCTTTGAAGCCGGGGCGCACATACGCCTCCGCCAGCTCCTTCATCGGGTCGGGGGCCTCCCAAGGCTCCAGTTCCGTAGCCCGGAATTCGGCACGGCGCCGGAAGGACTTCGAAAGCTCGTCATCCGTGACGCTCACCCGTACCTGACTCTTGCCAGCCTGTGCTTCCGCGATGCCCTCATCGGTCCGTTCGTAGGGCAGAATCGCGAGAACCATAGCCTGCTGCTCTTCAGGTAAATCGCCGATCCGGATACCGTTCACGTGGCAGTCTTTGATCCGCTCGATATCCGGGTTCAGGCGCTCCCGGTCTTCTTCAGAAGCAATGAACGGCTTCGATTCTCCGACACCGGATGTCATCACTTTCTTGGATTGCTTCATCGTGCCCTCTTCATTTGCTCCTTACTACGCCGGTAATCTTCCTCGCTGATCTTCAGCCCTTCGAGCATGCGCCGCACGGTCGGCGGTAGAGGTTCATCCTCGTCCCCACCCTCATCGAAAGCGGAGACGCGGCGGCCACGCTCGGGGGCTTGCGCCCGGACTCGCCGGAGGCGTTCATCCTCGTCGTAACCCGTCTCCTCGTAGTCCTCATAGTCGATCGTCCGACGCCGCTCGCGCTTGGCGGACTGCCGCTGCTCCTCCAGTTCCTTCAGCTTGAGCCGCAGGGAAGCGGTTTCGGCTGCGGATAGCAGGGCAGTGGGATCTTTCGCCGCCTTCGGGTTCAGCTTCACCCTCTGCCTGAGGATGGCCGCAGTCTCCTGATAGAGCGGGCTGTCCTGATTGGCGAGATCCGGATACTGGGAAAGCACCTGAGCATCAAGACTCATGGCCTGACGCTCGCGCTGGACCACGCTGACAGCCACCTTCTGGGCAACCTTCTCCGCGATGGTCTTCATGAGGGATGCTGCTTCCTTCTTGGTCAGCACCCCGCGCTTCGCCAGCGCCTTGATCCCGGACTGCGCCAGCTCATCAAGGACTGCCGCAGGATCATCCTCGGCAGGCTCATCAAGCGACTTCAGCAGTTGCTCGACTTCATCCGGCTCTTCTTGCTCGCGCTGCCCTTGCTCTTGGCGGCGGACTTGTTCTGCCCAGTACTTTTCACTTTCCCGGACTTCCTGGAGTTCTTTCCGGACGGCTTCGAACTGTTTGCGAAGCTCCCGAAGTTCTTTGAGTTCAGCATTGCTTTCCTTCTCCTTCCTGGGGGTTTCCCCACCTTTCTCCCCGGCGGACGGCTCTTCTGTCGTCACTTCCTGGGGTTCAAGTTCTGCTTCAAACTCTCGCATTGAACCTCACAATTTCTGAGAGTGCGCGAAAGGCGTACCCTTAAACAGATCGGTCCGTTTGCGGATGTAGGCATCCGCGCAGGGCGGACACAAAATCTGATAAATCCCGTCTTTCACGATCACACTCATCCTGGTATTGCCGTCAGGTGTGCGTTGGCTTAGTTCGCGGAACGTAATTCCGCATTCCTGACATCCTGGCGGAGGCGCTCCCTGGCCAAGCGCGCGGACGGCCTTATAGTGCCAGTCGAGGCAGCGGTCACAGACCCGCACGCCTCCCGCAGACGTCTGAAGGACGCGATACCGCGGTTGAAACCGGCTGCAATAGTGGCACTGAAGGCGTGGCTGAATGGCAGGCGCTATCATTTCCCCCTCAATTCCGCCATCAAGTACTCGGGCAGATGCATGGCAAAGTCGAGTCCTGCGAGAAATCCCCGGACTTTCGCAGTTTCGATAGGATCGAGATCGCTGCGCAACTGCTTCAGTTTGTCCTGCTCGCACTGCCTCAGCCGCTGGTAGAGGATGCGCCAAGCGCGGGATTCAACGAAATGCTCAATTTCGGCCTCGTCGAGATGGTCCAGTTCCTGCTCGCTCATTGGCTAACGGGCCTTTCTGGCGCCGTGATCGGCAATCGGCCACGCATACGATCCACCGGACTGCTCTCCTCGCGGCCTTCCTCCGCTGGCGCCGCTCCGGGCGCCTGCGGCTGCGGGAACAGGGCCTGTCCTAGCAATGGCGCCTGAGCGGCAAGGTCTGCCATGCGTCCCGCAAGCTGCTGCGCCATGGCCTGCATCAGTTTTTTCTGCTGCTGCTGCTTCTGATGCTCAAGGATGTGACCAATCATGCGGTCAATAGCCTGCCAGTCGGGGCTCGGAGCCTGCTGCTCCTCCTCAATCTGCCGCTGATGGCGGAGCAAGTGGAGCTCATCATAGTCCATCGGATGCACCATGACGTCCTCCCCCTGGAGAATCGCCGCCCATTCCTGATTGGGGTTCTTCGGCTGGTCAAGATCCGGCGGTTCAGGGATGATATCGGCGAAATTGTCATCGCCCATGGCCTTGTGAATCTTGTTTGTAATCAGCCACATGGCGCGCGGATTGCTGGCAATCAGCGGATTCTGCAGATCGAGCTGGTACAGTGCCAGTTGCCGCTGTCTTTCTGCCTCGCGGCCATAGGCACTCGTCGCAAACCGGATGTCAAAATCGTACCGTCCCCCGCGTTCTTCGCTCGTCATGAACGCGCCGCCGCTCGAAGATTCGAACAATCCGCCCGCTTCCTCCTCAGTCACCCGAAACCAGACGTTCGGAGGCGCTAACTGCTGCTCCAGCATCCAAATGTGGTCAAGCAGGCACGCCATATCTTCACGGAGAAAGGTCAGATCGAGCGAAACACGGATATTCCCCTCCTCAAGCAGCGCAATCTGCCCCGTTGCCGTCCTCGGCGCCGTCGGACGATCCAACGCTCGCCCTAGCGTCTGGTCGGAAATCCCGGTAATTCGCTCTGCAATGCTCAGACAAACCTGCTCTTTGAGGATCGAATACTGCGGATCGAAGTTAATTTGAAGTGGCCTGACGCTCGCCGGGTCTTCCGTGGGAATCGCAGTGCCCGGCTCCCACTGAAACGATTTCGGATTGAAGCCAGCCGCAGGCCGAAAGAACACAATCGGACCAACCGTGAACTGTCCCGCCTCGGTAAACAGGTTATGATTGACCGTCAGCTCGCGCTCGGTCGCCTCTAACAGCTCCCCGAAGCCCGCACACCAGTAAGATCCATCCTGAATGAGCGCGCTCTCCACAAACGGACGCCGCCGGCGACTCAGCGGATAGAGGTCTCTCAGATCCTGGTAGCCAAGAATCCGATGCAGCTCCGGACTGAACCGGCATACCAGCTCATGCTCCTCCCCTCCTACCTCACAAGTCCCATACCACTCGTAAATCTGAATCGTCCCTTTCGTCGAAAGCCCTCCCTCATACAGCACCCCCTCATACTCATCCCGGTCCCGCTGAATCTCATCCCCCTCCGAGTCATGCTGCGAAATCGATCCCTCTGCATACCCCTTAATTTCGTCCCAGTACTTACGTACTAGTCCGGCATCATAACGCCCGTCTCGCGTGCCTTCTTTGATCTGTTGTGGGGTTGCGCGATATTTCCGCACCACCCATGAGAAATCGTGCAGGCAGCGGACTTGTTCGGCTGGCACTATGAACTCATCGGGCCATAGCGGAACGAAGCCGGGGCCTTCATACCAGACCCGCTCGACGTCCTGGCCGTTCTCGCGGGCGATGTATGTTTCCCTCACCCAAGGGGCATAGGCGATGCTTCTGCCAAAGAGGATCTTGCGGAAGATGAAAACCGCCAAATCGTTGACGATCTTCATGCTGTTGAAGATTCGCCAAGTCATATAGCGGCCCACCTTGTGCACGATCTTCTGATCGGTCGGACCTACAGGCTTAGCAATGATCTCGGTATCATCGCCGAGTAACAGGTTGACTTCCCGCGCCCATTTGGCAAACACCTGCCACTGGACCATGGGAACGACAAAGTTACTCTTCTCCTCCTCGCCCGGCCTCGGCGGTTCGGTCCGCGCCCGCCATAGCTGGTAATACCGCTTGAAGCGCAGCATCCGCTGCCTGTGGTCCGCCATGGCGGCGCGGGTATCCTGGTCGATCTGATGGGAGAGCTTGTCTAGGTACTCCGAGTTGAGCCTTACCACAATCGGGAATTGCCCCCTCGGCGTGAATCGCTTAGCAGGAGAGCCGAAGGCTTCGGGAGGTGTCGAAGCCTTCGGCGTGTCAGCAAGCAAAGGGCTGACATAATCATATCACTAACTCCATCGCTTGCGATAGCGGAAACTTCGCGGCGCCGGGTTATCCTCGTCCTCGTCCTCGTAATCCCCTCGTACCAGCGCCCGCTTGCGCTGCTCCTGCATCCGGTCAAACAGCCGTATCGCCGTCTCAAGCCCAACCGAAACCAGCGCATTCGCAAATACCGCATCATCATGGCACCCGTCGGAATGCTCCGCCCGCCCGCTCGGCTTAATCACAAACGTCCGATGCTCCCTCACGCAGATCGGACAATGAAGCCGAATCGCTCCCTGCATTAACGCCCGGTCGTGCGTGCTGATGAGTAGCTGCCGCGTAGCTACCGTCTCCTTCCACCCCAGTTCCTGAAGCATCGGCGTCTTTCCGTGGCCGCTGTAGTCCCGCTGATAGATGAGATGCGTCGGATACTGGCGATACAGAAGCCCCTGAACGAACGCGAGCCCCACGCTGTTCACCTCCGGCACGAGGAACGCCCAGTTATACCACTCGCCTATCGCCGCAACGACATCGGCAAACGCATCCGGCTCCAGCCGCTCGTGATAGCACGCCACCTGCTCCCCGGAATAGACATCCACGACCGATGCCACCGAGTAATCCGGGTCCGCATCCCCGCGCCCCTCCTGAATGTCGATACCCTCCGCCGGGTCGCACCCGATGATGTAGTGATGCCCCCGCTCCGGCTTCCGGAAAATGCTCAACGGCCCGCGCCCGTCCGTGCGCGATAAGAACTGAATCCCGTATCCAGTCCCCACCCGCACCCGCTCAATCTCACCCCTGGAAGGTTCCGGAATCACTGGCATCTTCCCTAAACTCACTAAGTCGAACCTCGGCCGCCCGGAAGCCAGAAACGCCTCCTCAGCCGAATACGGATACTCCTGCTTAAACCGCGCTACGCTGCCATCACACGAATTCGCAATGCACCAACGCCGCCAATTGATCTGTTCATACGTCAGCCCGTAGCGCTCAATCAGATCCCGCTCTTCTCGCGTCAGCGAGCGATAAAACGCCGCAACCGAAACATCGAGCGGCCTCTGATACTCCGGATGCTCGTGCGCCCCAAAAAACACCGCCTCCCAGTCCCCGCGATAGTCGGGAGACGTGATCTGATTCCAGCGCTCGAAAAACGCCCCGCTCGCCCCGTTCGCCGTGCTCTCATCGAAAATGCACGTGTCCGCATCGTTCGGCACGCACTGAAGCAGACCCGTCCGCAGCGTCGCCGCATCCCGCCAGAACGCCGATTCCGACAGCAACAGATGCCGCAAGCTGTATGAACGTCCAGTCTGCACATTCTCCGCGCTCGCGATATCCACCCACGACGACCCGCCCCACTCCAGATATTCGTCCTTCCGCCGCCGCGTCAACTCCATTGGCCGGATCAAGCTCTCCCCTGGGTTGTACGTCGCCTGATACTGATCGATATACCCCCAGATGTTCCTCGCCGCGTCGTACGTATGCCCGAATACCAGCGCCTGCTGGCCCGGCAAAAACGCCGTCCGCTTGAATATCTCCGTAGCCAGCGTCGCCGAACAATACGCCTGCCTCGGCTTCAGCACCATAATCCGCACCGGCTTCCCCTTCCGCCGCTGCTCGTATGCCCGCGCCAGAATCTTCCGTCCCGCCGGCGACATCCGGAACCTCACCGGAACGCCCCGCTTGTCCCGGATCTGAAACTTCGCGCAAAACCGCTCGTGATCCTCGAATTCCTCGCGAATGTGCCGCGCAATCTGGTCCGGCGTCCAGTTCGCTAGCAACCGGTCGGCATCCGTCATAGCACGTCATCTACTCCTCGTATCCCCATGGCCTCCAGCCGCACCCGCAAGGCCCCTAACGCCCGCTGGTGCGCCATACATGCCGTGAACAGCGAAACCCCTAGCTCCGCCCCTGCCTGCGCCAACGTCCGCCCGGAGTAGTACAGCCGCACCACCCGCCGCTCCAGCTCCGGCAGGCCCTCTAGCGCCGCCGCCAGCAACCGCGCCGCCTCACTTAACCGCGCTGCCTCCTCCGCCCGATCCTCCGCAGCCGCATCTACCAGCGGCTCATTCGACGCATCGCGAAACGCCCGGTGCCGATACGCCATCAGCACAGCCCAGTAGATCCTCGGCCGCGCATACCCCCGGAACGGCACAGGCTGCGCATACCCCGCCCGCGAGTAATCCGCCCGATACGTGTGCGCGAGACGCCATAGCTCGATGCGTGCCACCTGCAGCGCATCGTCGATGTCCACCGTCGCCGGTAGCCTCCGGACCGCCCGGTACGCTACACCACGCACCCAGTCCAGATGAGCCCGGAATAGCTCACCAGGCTCCTCCGCCCGCCGCCTCCCAACCGCACCAGCCGCACCACCAGCCGCACCACCAGCCGCACCCGCACCCTGCCTGCCGCGCCCGCTACCGCGCCCGCTACCCCCGCCGGCAACCAGGACCCCGGCTCCGGTCGGGACGCCGCCTGCCTCCTCCAGGCTGCCTGCCCTGCCTGCCCTGCCTGCCCTGCCGGCGCCGGTCAGGACGTCCCCGGCCTCCAGTGGCAGTGCTACTGCCAGCATCCGCCTCCACCTCCGCCTCCGCCCCGGTTGCCGTCCTCGCCGCCGGCGCCTCCGCCGCCGGCAAACCCACCTCCAGCGCCTCGGAACCCGCCGCCTCCGGCTCCGGCTCCGCCAGCTCCGGCGCCAGCGCAGCCAGCTCCAGCTCCGCCTCCGGCCGGCGGAACGTCGTACGTGTCGGCATCCGCCAGCATCCGCCCGGCCTCCGCCTCCGCCTCCGGCGCCCGGCCGAGCACCGCCCGGTGATACACAGCCAGGAGATCTACCAGCGTCACTGCCGCCTGCGTACCGCTCTGCTCACGCTCCCTGGCATCACCAGCCGCCCAGTCGCCGGACTCGATGGCAGCCTGACGCTCCAGCTCCCTGAGCTCCCGGAG